ACTACTAAATCTTCCATTACCTGCAATCGAGTTGATTAAATCGTCAATTAATTGGTATTTTTTTTCCTGGAATCTTGTACCAGCTTTATTTAAAGCTTTATTGGCTTTATTTTGGCTTCTATTAGATGCTGCGCCGAGCATCCCCTGGCCTGCTCCCGATACGGCTGCTGTTATTAATCCTGCGGTAACTGGATCCATAGTTTTATCCTAGTGTTGTCCATGTGACTGTCGTGCTATCTACATGGTTTGTTAACATTTCAACTTTATTTGTTGATGTATTGATATTTATTGACCCATTCGCTAAAAAATAATCGTCCGTTTGACCATCTGTAGTTCGCTCATAAAAATCTGGTTTGCTGTTTATTGCATTGGCTAAATCGATGTACATTTTTTCAATTATCTCTAAAATAGACTCTGGTGTCAAATTATTCTTATCAGTAGGGCTTAAGCTTGTTGCAATTTTAACCATGCGTTTCACCTCCCATTTCTGCATGTATTCTAATAGATGTAATTTTCAGTTGTTGCGATGGACTATTTTGCTTAAATCTAAATGTTATAAAATCGGTTTCGTGATTTACATTCATTGGAATCCATTCTTGACCAATGGTTTCGTCTGTAGCTCTTAAAATAACATCTGATATTACGGGTAACTCATTATAATTTGATAAAACATCTACTTTTACACTTCCGCTTAAATTGTCTAAAAGTATCTCTATATGCGATATATTGATTCTTCGTCCTATTGGCCTATATGGATTAAGTGGAATAGTCTCGGCAACAAAGTTTATTGGCTTTGATAGCCTTCCTCCACTCGTATAAGCTGTAGCAAGCGACGTATCTACATTAATTGTGATGCTTGTGGGAGTAGCGGATAATACTTCATAAAGAGTGATATCCACTTGATTTGTTGAAGGATCATAGTTATTTATTGCACTATTACCATCGTCATCTAACATACCAACAACCGATTCAACAACAACAAAATCACCGACTTGAATGGCACAAGCCCCGACGGTTAAAACAGCTTGAGAATCGTTCGTTATAGCTGTTATTTCTGTTATATAATCATCATACCCAGAATTCATTTCATAAATAAACCCTAGATCATCACCAGATAACATTTTTACTACTGCATTACCTTGACCAATTCTATCCCATTCCTCTTCAGTCGTATCCCATCTAGACCATGATTGATTCCCAGCGGTTTCGTCTATTTCATCCCAAGTTAGATTTAATCCAAGTTCGCTTTCACTCATACAAGTGAGTCTTAAATTATAATTCGACCAAGACCTTTCTTCGTAATTCCTTACTAAAACTTTATTTTGCGTTGTAGCATTGTCGCCTTCATTATCTAGGTAAGTCCATAAGTATTGATTAAATCGTGGGTCAATAGAGCCATATATTAATTCGAATTTGTTTTGATCTATTTCAGTTGATGTAAAATAGGGTATATTATCGTCAATTCTTAACGATTGCCTTCCGTCCATTTCGATGATTCCAGATTTACCTATCGATACAACCTTATTATTCCATGATACTGCCGAAAAGGATGCCGAACTTCCTATAACTGATGGAATATTCCTAAATCTGTATGGATTAAAAGCGTCCGCTGTAATATCTAATGTATTCGTTGACTTGTCAAGGTTGAAAACTAAACTTTGCCCTACAGCTTTAAATGATCTAATAATTTCTGACGTGCTGAATTGAAAAAATCCTGCACCGCTAACATTGAATTTATCCCCATTTCCTGATGATGATTTAATTCCCGAGTATAAAACACCTTGATTGTATTGGGTACTAACTATTGTCGGACAAATAAAATTTAGCCTTTGATTGAAAAATGAAACATGTTTAGCTCTTATTAAATTACCCTCAACTGGATTGGCAAAGTCTGCATTATCGACAGTGAAATCTAAAATCGAAGTCCCATCATAATAAAATATAGCTTTTCCACTAACTGCGGTGGCTATTCCATTTCCTGTAAATACAAACCTTTTGCCATTATTTTTATCCGAATAGGAAACACCAGAAATATAATTCTCATTATTTAATATGTTAAACCCTGCATATGCTGCTAAACCACCTGCAAATGGTATAAGATCAAAAACACCCGTCACCTGGTTATACGTGTACATATTATTTAAATCAGTAACTAAAAGTTCCCTTGTCCCATCAGGTTGAATAAAATCAAATATACCTGTGACACGAGTCCCATTTGTGAGTCTTGGTGCGTAATAGCCAATCCCTTGCCTAGATTGTAATACCTGTCTATAGACAAATCCATCTTCTATTTTCTGAAAAGAATCGGATGGTTGCAAATAAGAAACACCAGATTTGTTAACACCTTCTTTAAAACCTGTTATTTCAAAAATATCCATTACCCACCAAAACAGACCACCCAAATCTGGAGTGGTAAAATCGTTGAATTACTTGAAGCATCTAGCGTCATATTTAAAAAAGTTGTTGCTTTTACAGTTGCAAGAGTATTGGAGTTTGTGACAATAGGGAATTGATGTGCCGATGATGCCCTCGGGATAGAATCCGCATAAACAAGGTAATTGTTTGAAGGCAGTGCCGTGGTAAAGTTTATCTGAAACGTTCTAGAACCAGCATAAGTTAATGCTCCAGCTTGTAGAGTTGCATTATGAGAATATTGTACTGTGCATATTGGCGGATTGAGTACTGGAACCGCTGGAGTGACATCGAAAACAATACAAGCTCTTATGCCCAATATTTGCATAATTCCACTAGCATTCCTAAAAAATGGCTGAACATCTTGTTGAAAAACGGATTCTGTTGGAGTTTTTGTTTTTGTATATATAACACTATTACAACTAGCTCCTATCACTGGATCTGTAATAGCACCAGCAATTGTATAAGCTGGCATATTAATATACCTATGCCTACCATCAAGACCTGCACTTACACTCCAATAGTGATCCCTTATAGAATCCGAATTAGTCGTATCATTTGCCGTTTTCCCCATAGTATTTTCAATATACGTAGTATTCCCACCAAGTATTGTCCTATTCGCTTTTACCGACTGCGCCCCATCAGGTGCCGTACTACTCCATGTCATATAAAACCTCTAAAAATTTGGTACACAACGATTGTTTTTTATCCTATTATGGGTGTTTGTTAGCATCAACTTCTTTTCTTCTAAAAATGAATCGTAAATCATAGCCCTTTGTTTCTCGCTAAAATTAAAATCTCTACTATAATTTACCGCTGATCCATACGCTAAATATCTAAGCCAATAGTCATAGGGGATTTCATTTGAAATATCATCAAAATCATTACGCTTCTTATATCCATAAATATTCACTAGATAAGTCGTATCTGGAATAGTTCTGAATGTAAATTCATTACCATAAAATAACATTTCCGTTGGATAGCCAGCCATTAAAATGCCAGTATTATTTATACCCCAATACCCAAAAAATGCCCCTGGATCTGTATATACTATTAGCTTATTCCACGAAACCGATTCGTTTTCTGGGTCTAATACAGATATGTAGGCATCATTAGTAATACTAATGAAATCACTATCCGCACCAACATCATTGAATGTGTAGACACCAGAACTCACAGTTTCATCTATGTTAAATGATAGTGTGCCGAATTGCTCGACGATTCTTAAATCATTTGTCATCGACAAGCTAATAAAATCGTTTAAATATGTGAACAAGGTTTCATCATTCGAATCAGGATCATTCCTATTTTGACGACTAATAGCCTGTCTCATTATTCTTAAAACGTCTGATACTAATCTTGTACCTTGTGACATTAGTAGCTCTCACTAAATGTGTTTCTTAAAGAAAATCTTGGCTTTGTATGTGATATTACTGTTTCTCTAGATCCATCAGGATTATCTTTCCATTTCCAAACGGGGTGTCCTTTTGTAGATAAATAATGAATAACACATTCTGGCAATTCGTACTCTTTACCAGGGTACAATTTCATATCAAAATGTATTAAATGATTGCTTAAATATACAGGTAGAACATTTTCTGGTTGATCTAATCGAGTAAATACAATTTTTTGCTTGGGATGTAATTCAACAGGGCATGGCTTAATCGGATATCTTAAAATCTTCAATCTTTTATTTATCTTTCTAGCTTCTTCATTGTATCTTCTATAATCACTAAACGTCTCTAATGGCATATCTTCAATGCTATTTGTATCTTTTGATACTTCTAATAAAGATTCTTCTATTAAGTCTTTTTTTATATCTTTTGTTCTTGTCATAGTGTCCCTTGTTGTTTAAAAAATGGGGGACGATGCCCCCATTATAATTAAGTTAATAGATCACCAAGATCCTCATATTGCCCAAACTTATAGGCTTCTATGATGAACTGATCACCATCAGCACCCATTACAGAGGTTCCTGCTGTTAATTTGTATTGAATTGGATCATAGCTAAATACGTTCGGAGTGTACGGAGTTGAATCGTATGGAGACACTTGAGGATTATTTAGAGCTAAAACTCTAGTCTCTAAATTAAGCCTTCCCCCACTTACGTATGCAGTAAATGCACTTGAGTCGACTGCTTCACCTGTAATAACGTCTTTTAGAGAGAAAGAAGTTGAGTTGATTACAACGATCCTATAGCGGTTGTTGTTCAACTGATCCATTCCTCTAGCTGTCGGCATATCTGATCCAAGATCAGTAATTCTGACAATTTGATTTGTTTGAAATGTGTATGCACTATGTGTAATTACGCATGGATCCGCTTGCGTAATTCCTGATATTGTTGCATGAGAAGTAGCAACGCCACCAGCAGTGTTTGCACTAGTAAATCCATTGGATGATAAATCCCGAAAGTTAAAAGATTGTGCTGCTGCACTATCAATAACCACGTGTTGAAAAGCATGTGCTGCTGTAGTTAAACCACGATACCAAACCGAAATCGGTAAATTGGCTGCAACAGCTGCCCAATCAGTTAGATTGACAAAAACAACCTTATCTGGCTGGAAAAGAAAAGTAAAAGTATGGGCTGTTCCTGCTGAAATAAACGGATAAGCAGCCGTCATTGTTCTACCTTGAAATAAATCTGACATAATAAACCCCTAAATTAAGCTTTTGTTGAGAGTAAAGTTACAATGAAACTATCATCTAGAATTCCTGCTGCAAAGAAAGCAGTGAATCCCATCGATTGGAATCTGTTCAAATAATCATTAAAACCGAGTGGTTTCAAGATCATTTCTGTTGAAACTTCATCAATATCTACTAAACCAAGAGCCCCACTACCAATAAATGTGTTGTTGTAAACTGGAGGATTAGCACTTGATTTTTCAACGAGTGTTGATGTTACCCAACGAGCTTCATCTGTAGCACCAAATTCAGACTGTAAAATAGATTCTTGTGAACCGTACTGAGAGGTTGGGACAAAGGAATCTAAGTTTCTAATATCTGGTTTTAAATTTACGTGTGCAAGAACCCAAAAAGCCGATTCACATGGGGCTGTACCAAAACGTGAACTTCCCTCGATAATCGGAGTTGTTTTTTCTGTATTGTTATCATCAAGATATTGTATCGCTCTTTCTACGTCTACTTGTGATAGCTCTGTTATAGCATTGCCATTCACTCCGTTTAGTGCTGAAATTTGCGCTACTCCAGAATTCATTACACCTTTTGTAACTTTATCTAACATAGTGTGCATACATTGAGATAAGTTATCCGCCGTCTCATTTGCTGTATCATCTTCAACAACTAACAATACTTTACGAGAAAGAAGAACAACTTTTCCGAATTCTTGAACTTCAACACTAATGTCAAACTTGTTGACTTGTTCAGGTGCTGGGTCTGCGTCTTCAGATAGAACAACAGGATCAGAATTTAAGTTCTCTTGTCTCCTAAAATTCATAGTTGTAGTATTTTTTGCAGGCAAAGAAAAACGCTTCCCGAACAAATTGTGAATCAGAAATGGTTTTGGTCTTTGTAATAAAGCTCTATGCGCCCATGAATCGGCCATCGAACCATAATTTGATGTTGTTGTAACTGTCATATTTTCCTAGTGCCTGCAAGCATAACTATCTTCGTTTCTTCGACTTTCGCCATTCGTTAAACTCACTATCATTCATTGACATAACATCCACCGCCATTCCGATTGCAGCCCCCTTCGGGACTCCAGATGGAGAATTCGGAGCAACTTTTTTTGGAGCCTGTTTAAGTTGGCTTTGTTGCCTTGGTGATAATGCAGTCATTAATGTGTAAGCTTCGTCATAACGGTTCGGAGATCCATCGATAGCTTTTGCCAAATGAGGTCTTTGTTTTAAAAGTTCAGGTAAATATTCATTTAACTGTTCATACTTTTCTGGATTAGCTTTAATCCACATCTTTTCTTCTATAATTCTAATAGTTTCTTGTTGTGATTTCAGGCTTTCTTCCCTAGTCACTGACTCATATTTATATGAGTCGTCTTCAGGCTCTTTAGCTTGCTGCATCGCTAACAACTGTTGTTGTTGATATGCCGCATTCATTTCAGCTTCTTGCCTTTTCTTTCTCTCTTTTTTTAACACTTCTAGTGGCACTGTTTTTTGTTGACTGTCTTGCGTACTTTCATCACCAATACTCGAGTGATCCTCGTTCATTGTTTCTAAAACTTCACTGACTTCAACTTTAGTATCCGCTTCTTGATGCTCTATGACTTCATCTGTATCTAACATAGTATCCCTTTTTTAACGTGAATAGTGTCACGATTACGAGCTTATTTAGCCTGCTGCGATGGCTTAGAAGGCATTGCTTGCTTTGCTTGCAAATAAGCAACTCCCTTCTTGTTAAATTCTACTTTTAGTTTTTCACCCTTTTGTTTCGGGGCTACCATCCAAAGCATTTCACAAATACCTCTGCATGGACTTACCCAAAACACCATTGTGTTACTTCTAAAACTTGGTATCTTTAAAGTCGCTATCGGCTGACTGATTTTAAAAATACTTGGGTTTTCTTTATCAAAACTTGCATGAATCTGAAGAAAATAGTTTTCTTTCACATGTCCTATTGAATTGACAGCCTTCTCCACTACTTTGTCTATTAATCTTTTTAACGACTGTTTTTCGTCGATAAACTTAGTAGGTAAAATTAGTCCACTAACGGGGCATTGACTCATTTTTTGCATATTACATTCCAATTCCACGGTGTGAATCTTCTTGCTCATACGCTTTCTTGCATAATTTCATTGCTTTATTAGCATCGGGATTAGCCCCACCTGAAAATCCATGAGGAACACGTGAAGGCTGCTTCATAGGATTATCTTTTGTTGAATACATTCCTTTAACAGAACTCATTCCTTTTTTCTTTTTCATAACATTTCTCCTTGATTTTCTTGCATATTTGATTGTTGTGTTGCTTGTTGTACTGCTTGCATCCCTTCATTTTCATATGAACCTTGTGTTTCAGAATTAATCTGATCTGCTTTCATATGAATATCATTCTTTATGACTTCTCTATCTTGTTGCTCTTGAAGCTCAAGCATATTCACGAACTCTAAAACTTTCATGATTCTGTCATCTTCTAATGTCGCTATCTCTGTTATAGTTTTTGCTCTTGCTAACGCTGCTTGTGCTCTATTCTCTTCAGCTTCACTAGAACGCTCTGAAGCTAATGAAATATCAGCAACAACTCTAGCTCTTCGCTCT